TGAGTAGCAACAGTTGAAGCACTTAAATCAATCTCTCCAGTAGTAGAATTAATTACAAGTCCAGTAGTTCCGCTAAATGTACCGCCTGTTAATCCTGTAATAGTTGGCGTTGGGTCTGCATCTGTTGGCTCGTAACTACTTGCAGAGTAACTAAATCCAGCATTGTCAGCAGCGTTAATTGTAATGTTTACACTTTGATTATCTGGACAAACTCCTGTAGTTGTATAAGTAATTGAATAAGTTCCAACTGTTGAAGTATCTAAATCTATTTCACCAGTAGAAGCGTTTATACTTAACCCAGCAGTAGAAGTAAAAGCACCGCCAGCAGTACCTGTAATAGTTGGTGTTGGGTCTGTACCATTAGCACAATAAGAACTTGCAGCATAACTAAAAGCAGCACTATCTTGAGAATTAACTGTAACGTCTACAGAGTCTGTAGCAGAACATGCTCCATTAAATCCAGTCACTGTGTAAGTTGTGTTTGTTGTAGGGTCAACTGTTATACTAGCACCTGTTTGTCCTGTGGACCAAGAGTAAGTTGTAGCACCTGTTGCAGTTAGAACAGTACTATTTCCAGTACAAATAGCAACATCAGCACCAGCAGAAACAACAGGAATAGAATCAATAAAAATTGATGTTGTAGCAGTGTCAGAACTTGGAGCAGTATAAGTCACAATATAACTTCCAGAAGTAGAAGCAGATAAGTCAACTTGTCCAGTAGAAGTAGAAATAAATACTAGTCCAGTAGTACTAGAGAAAGTTCCTCCAGTGTCTCCAGTTATGCCAGGAATTGGGTCTATTCCGTCTTCACAAAATCTAGCAGCACTATATTGAATAGATAATCTATCCCCTCCAGTTGCACCAGATGGCATGTAAAATAAACCTTTTTTTCTATTTGGATTGTAAAATATAGCCATCTTTATTCTATTGGTAAATCACAATTATTATAACTAAACGGAAGTCTAAATCCTATATTCATTCCCCATCCTGTTAATTCATCTTCAAATCTTTCTGTAAAACTAGTCAAAGTTCCTGACCTAACTAAGTTGACTTTTAACCAATCTACGTTATTGCTAGTAGCTGTCTTTTGTTCAAAGTATGAAACACAATCTAAAAGCACTTGACACATGTCAGACTTAACATCATTCTCATTAGATTCGTCTTTGTTTACTAAGTCCATAGCCATAACATTAAAATTCCAAGTAAAAGTCCCATCCCCTAAATTAGCTGGCTGGTCAGCTACCCAGAATAGTGGATAGTTAAAGTCTGCTAGTTGGTTATGTTCTACTATTTCCCACAAGTCACCATTACCAAAGTTCTGTATTTGCTTATGGTTAGTAGCAAAAGTCTTAAACTCTTTTAATATTTGATTATAGGTTAATATCATTTTTTACTATTTCTATATTCGTCTCTCCAACAAAAGTTTGAATTAGAACCACCTAAATAAAAACTAGTTTGATAAGCTGTTTTTCTAGGGTGTAAATCGTCACTATTTTCTTTATACTTAGGGAATAGATTATCATTATCACATAAGTAGTTTATTAACCTAGCTTCTCTTTCTTCTGCTTTGTTCTTCCATTCGTCTCTAAGATATTGTAAGTCTTGGTAGCTAATAGGATTACTGTTCTCGCTGTTCTTAGTTGATACAGATTTGTTTCTATATTTAAATAGCATTGATGTACTACACTCATAAGTAGTCCATTGTGCCATAGCTGGAGCTATATAAGTGTCTAATAAATTAATTTCGTCACTGTTTAAAGTTCCAGCAGTTATCTTAGTTTTTAAATCTTCATAGAATGGAGTCCCTAATATTGGATGTATTCTTAACTCCTGACAGTCTTTAATACTTGGCAGAATTAATTTTACATCTACATTCTCGTCAATGAGAGTAGTGTTCTTAACGTATTGCTCTGATATGAATAAAACTGCCATTATATATCGTGTTTAATTTTAATTTCGTTTCTTACGTTTTTAGCTCTACTGCTATATGGTTGTAACACTAAAGCCTCCAAGTCATCTTGTATCATTTGAGCCTCTGTCTCTGCTGCTATTTTTCTAGCTTTTAATATTTGATAACTACTTAATTTCATTTCTTTTTACGTACTATTTGCATTTCCCAGATGTGTCTACAGAATGGAGTTGTTTGTCCAGTGTTTGGGTTATTATACCATCCTCCACGCTTTGTAAATATGTCTATTCCAGACTGACCAAAGTCATTAGTTAATAATTCTAATTGTTGTAGAGTATATCTTTTTACTCTAGACAAAGCCATCATTCTTATGCAAAAAGGTCTACTCTGTGTCTGTACTGCTGGAGCGTCAGGTCTTTCAGCATACTTATAAACTATAAATGTTTCATCCTCTGGTCTTTGAATACTTTGTTTAGCATCCTCAGTAGGTTTAAAATCATTATCTAAAGCACCAGCATTCTGTAGCTCAGATATTAAATCATTAACCTCAGGTTGTTGTAATTGTAAAGCCTCAGCTATTTCAGTAACAGGCATATTAGGATTATCAATAAGAAGGTCTAAGATACTTTTTTCAACTCCTGTTAATACTCTATTAATAGCAAATTTATAATCCTTTAAAAGCTGTGTTTCAAATTGTCTAGCATCTTCTAAACTTGTAATAGGTTTAACAAAAGATTGAACTGTCTCAATCTCTTCTATGTCTATTCCAGTTGCTTCTAGTTGGTTAAATAGTATTTCATCCTCTACGTCTGCAAACTCTTTTTTAAGACTTTCTGTAGTTCTAGATATACTACCCTGTAAACCAATAAGCTGTCTAATCTCTTCAATAGTCATATTATCTAGAACCTTAGTTGCTACTAATGGACTTAATATTCCAATAGCCTCAGCTACTTTATTGCCACCAACATCACTAGGAGGCAAACCAATTTTTTCTCTTAACTCATCTTGTGTCATAGCACTTAAAACAGCAGTCTCACTAAAGTATCTTTGTACAGGTTCTATCTTCTGTATTCTTACAGGTTGACCATTAACACCATTATAGTTAAGAATAGAATTAATTAATTCATTAAATACCTTTTGTTCTGGGTCTATTTGTAGATTCTGATATAATTGAGAAGCTACTACAATCTCATCGGCATTGTTTCCTAAGCCACTTCCTCCATTTTCTTTAATGCCGAAAAGTTGTGGACTTGTTATTCCATGAGCTGTGAATATTTCTTCTCTTATTTGGTTGTTTAAATTTATAAACCTTTCATCTTGCCCATTAACTGGAATTGGCATAATTTCAGGATGGTCAGAAGCTTGGTCTGTAAAAGATAACAAAGGCTTTCCAGCATTGTCAGCACCAGTAGCATAGTCTTTAAATCTTCTTTCGATTTCAGCCATCTCCTGTTCATTTGGTTGACCATTCCGAAAACTTATAAGATAGCCCGATGACAGGTTATTTTTAATATTACTTAATGTGAAATTAGCTATCTCAGCATCTGACTCTAAATAAGGTATAGCAGAAACATAGTCAGGTAGTGGATAAGCACCTAGGTCTGGTCTGTATTCTTTGTAATAGATAACATAATCAACGTCAGGTCTAGCATCTTCATTGTAAGGGAATTGCTGTAATACCTTAAAGTCATCATTATTTTTTGGGTTTCTTGTGGACCAATCGTCTGTATAATAATACAAGTCATTGTCAACACCTGTTCTAACATCTGCGAAATCTATGTGGTTAACTGCTGCTATTTTATTGTTTTTAGACATTCTAACTTGTAAACAAAAACCACCGTAAACCTTTTTATCTTTAGCTAGTTTTCCTATTAAATCGTCTAGGTTCTCATCTTCATTAGGGTGTCTTATAAATCCATTAACATAAGCCTTCTCTGTGAATGTTAATTTCTCATCTATAACAAAACCTTGACCAACAATAAACTTAACTTTGCTATTAATAATTTGGTTATGTTTACTAGACTCATTATAGAGTTTTGTTAAGTAGTCTGGGTAAGTGTTTTTATAAGGTCTGTCTGTTCCGTATTCGTACCAGTCTCCCTTCTTAGACTCTTTAAACTCAGGTAATTCATACCCTCCAAAATTTAATGGAATTAGTTTTACGCTCATTGTGCTGGGTTATATACTACATTAGTAGTTGGTGAAACTGAATGCTGAGTAAATGACGGTTGATATGTTGAGTCTATTAATTTCATTTTTCCCTCTTCTACTTGGTTTAGTCCTGTTGGGTCTAGGTTTGTTGTGCTGTTTTGTTCATAAACTTTGTATTTATAAAAGCCTAGAGACCCTAGGTCCAGACTTCCACTTGTTGGGTTATTAGTACCCTCTACAAAATTAAATTCATTATATCTACTTTTATTAGTGCTTATGTCTGCTATGATAGTATAATATTTAGTCTTAGTCTGGTCACTCTCAAACTCAAATAAATAATCTGGGTTAGTAAGTTGACTAAGTTCAAATAAGGTTGCTACAAAATTAGTTGTAGTGTTCTTATTTATCACTATCATTTTTCTTCTTTTTCTTTGTTTCAAAAACCCAATCAATGTCTAATTTCTTTAGAGTTGGGATATTTTCTTCACTTACTAAAATATTAAAATGTTTTAAGTGAACTGTTTTTCCTACGTATTCTTTTTTTAACATAATTCAAATTTACTAAAAAAAAGGGGACAGTTTAACCCACCCCCCTTTCATACAACAAAGAACAATTAAGCACTAATTGTTAAACCAGCCACCACAGATGACTGTACCCCATAACATGGGAACTGACTCTTGTCAGTAATTTCTATTTGGTATTGGTTAGGGTCTCCATAAGCCTGCCCAGTTTGTCCAACTAAAGACGAACCTTCTGCAAAATTATCATTCCCTAAAGCCCAATAAACACCGTTGTTGTCTTTTACAATGACGAACAATCTAGCTAACATTAACATCTTGATTTCGTTAGATTTAGCAGCACTCATTTTATTTATAGTGAAAGCTACTACATTGTCATAAAAAGAAGTCCCTCCAGCTTGGTCTACAGTTGCTGTAGATGTCAAACTCCCTGACTCTTTCTTTAACTCATATCTATAGAAATTAGTTACTCCTGATTGCGTAATAGCAGAAATGTCTCCATTAGCTACAGTAGTAGCAGTAATATTGTCTCTCTCTGAGATTAATACTTCTACTATTCCGCCTAAGCTATCTGAGCAATCCCTAGCTTGTCCATTACTTAATACACATGACATAATTAATTGATTTTCAGTTAGTTAGCGTTTCAGCTAACAGTTATTAAAAAAGGGGGAATTTAATCCCCCATTAAATTTATACTAATAAGAACTCTACTACTTGGTCAGGAAATGCAACATTTACACCTCTTCTAAAAGCCATAGTCACTTTATAAATTCTGTCATTGTCATCGTACCAGCTTCTAACATCGTTAGACTCTTCGTCTGGTAAGTCAACACCAACATAAATATTAGACGCTCTCATAAGGTAACAGTTACCAAAAGTTAAACCTGAAAGACCAGGAGTTGCACATACAGTAACATTAGGGAAACCGATTAATGGAAGCTCAGAAGTAAACCCACCATCTACAACATAATGGAAATAGTTTCCATCAGCTATAGCTTTTTGGTACTTTAAGAAAGTATCCATTCCTACAAACAATTTTAAATCGTCTGCATCCATGATATCTTCTGGCATTAATTCAGCCATTCCAGTTAAAGCTCCAATAACATTACTAGCTAATATACCAGTCCCAGTAGTAATACCAGTAGGGTTACCATTAACAGCAGTTGCAGCAGCAATAATTTTATTTAATCCATCATACTTAGATAGGTTAGCATTTCCAGAAGTTGTGTCACCTTGCCAGTCAGCTACTTCAATAGCTTTCTGTAATTTAGCAACTTTCTCAGCGAAGTATAACTCCTCAAAAGGAATCTCTTCTTTTTCACCAGTTAAACCAGCTTTTAACATAACTGCTGTATATTTAGCAGCTAGGTCAGTCATACATAAATCCTCATGTATTGCAACAGCACCAGGAGTAATAGTTCTTTGTGACAAAGTAGTTGAACCACTTGCACTTCTAGAACATCCATCAGCTTGAAAAACAACATCACTAGATAGTATGTTTATTGTAGTAGGTCCTTTCACGCCATCCTGAATATTAGCGTATTCTGAAAGTCTACCACCAGCCACAGACTTAATGATTAAGTCCATTGCATTTTGTTCGGTATATGCGGCCAAAGCCGAAACATCAAAACTCATAATTTTTATTTTATTATATTTTTACTTTTTAAGACACTTATTATGTCTTTTTTATTTTCTTTTTTTAAAGCCTTAAAACTAGATGGTCTTTTAACCACTTCGCTTTTTGTTGGCTCTTCTAACATTTTCTCTGTTAAGTTTAGTAACATAGAAAAAGATTCTTTAAGATTATTTATTTCTTCTTTTAGTTCGTTGTTTTCTTCTGAAATAGTAGCTTCCATTCCGAAAACTTTTTCAGTCACAATAGACTCTATAATCTTTTTAGCTTCTCTTTCTTGAGCTTCACTTAAAGGACTAGACATTTCTTCCTCTTCTACAGATTCTGCTTCTACTTCTGGCTCAGCCTCTTCCTCAGCTTCCTCAACTTCGACAATCACACCACCCTCAGTAGATATAACTCTACCGTCAGATAATTCATGTCTACCGTCTGGAGCTGGTAAAAGTTCACCATCCATGTCAACAACTACAGCAGCACCTACAACCACTTCAGGTTCAATTTGAGCTACAGTACCGTCAGCCAGTACTACATCTTCAAATTTTTCCTTTACAGTTTCAATAGTTTCTTCCACGTTGTTTTCAGTAGTTTCAGCAAATTCTTGAGAATCGTTTTCAATGTCAACACCTTCAGTTTTAAAAATGCTTTTAATCTCATTGAATAACTCTTTTAATTCACTCATAATATATATTATTTATACTTTTATATATATAACAAATAATTGATACTTTACCAATTACAAATGTTTTTCTTTATATTTCTTAACTACTGAAATAATTTTACTAATTAAAGTAGTAGGGTATTTAGTAGCTTTAGCCTCTCCGAATATTCCTTCTACAGAGAATCCTTTAAAAGTTCCATCCTTAACCATTTGCCAAACTTCGTCATTTTCTACTCTCATGCTTCCCCACCATGAACCATCTGGAGCATTCTCAAAACCGTTAGGAGCTTTTATTCCTCTTTTACTATCTATGATTAAAGACTCAATAACATAGACTCCATTATTTTTATAATCAATATCATGCATTAAATTAATGTTAGAATTATAATTATTCTTAAAGAATTTATTGACTATCTTTTCAATAGTTGGTTTTCTAAAGACTACATAGTATTTTTCGTTTTGGTCGTTTAGTCTAATAATAGGCAAATCAGCCTTCATAAAATAACCACTAACTATTCTTTTATCTTCGTCTTGAATCTTAAAAGCTGTTTTATATTTGTCTTCAAACTCATGTTTTTGGAACGCTTGCCAGTTACTCATTATGGCTGGATAGTCTACGAGTGCCACATAGTCCACTCCAGACTCATCCTCTTCGTCTATTATTAACTCTATTAATTCTGTTTTATCTTCCATTGTTTTTTATTTAAAATGTTGCCTGTCCTTGTATTACAGCGACAGAGTTTTGTGTTAATGTTATGTCTGTTTCGGTAACAAATACCTGAGTTTGATTTTGAGGTACTAGTGTACTAGTGTTAGCTGGTTGTAGTGTTGGAGGTGTTCCTCCACTAAAAGATGGAGTTTGTTGTCCAGCTCCTCCAGGACTGCTAGTCTGAAATTGTTGTTTAGATATGTTTACAACATTTGCAAGTCCATTAGCTATAGCAATTCCAGCAGCAATAAACGGTTGAGCTGGAAATAAAATACTAGATGGATTTAATGCTGCTGCTGTAAAGATAGCATTTGCACCTTGATAAGTTGACATAATAGCTTGTGCTATTTGTAGTTTTTTATTTATCTCAAAAGCACGTCTCTGACTCTTTTCATTGTCTTTAGCAAATGCAGAAGTTAAGTTCATTAAAGCACCTATTCCCTGAATAGCTAAATCAATTTTAGCAGATTCTACAGCTTTTTGATTTGCCAATATTTTTCTGTCAGCATCTTCTATAACAGCTTCTCTCTTTCTTTGGAAATCTGTTTCTATTGCTAGTTTTTGGTCAGCAGTATAGATATTATCTAAAATAGCTTTTTCAATTACGTTCTCCTCATCCCATGCTAATTGCTGTAGTCTTAATTGTTTCTCTTGTTTTATCTCATCTTTAATGCCCTCTATTTTAATTCTAATTTTTTCTTTATTAGCTTCTCCTGTTTTTTGTAAAAAGTCTGTTTCAAACTCTGGCTCTTCCTCTTCAATGTCTAGCTGCATGTTTAAATCTTCGTCATCTATTTCTTTTAAAGCTAGTTTTGTTTTTTCAAAAAATTGTTTTCTTATTTTTAAAATATTTTGTTGAGTGTTAAACTCTGCTAATTCTCTTTCGCTTTTAGTTAGTTTATTATTTTTTATTAAAAAGTCTAATTTAAAATTTTCTAAATCTATAAAGTCTTGTAGATTTTCTGCATAAGACTCTTTTTGTGCTACTAATAAATCAAAAGCGGCTTTTTTCTCTCTTGCAATTCTTTCTTTAACTTTTTCAAGTCTAACTTGTTCTGCTTTGTCTGCTTCGTCTGTGGCTTTTTTATTTTCTTCCTCTTGTTCTATAGTTGCCTGTAGTTTATTATCTAGTAACTTTATTTCTAATCTATTATTAGCAGCAATTGTGTTAACTCTAGCTTCCTCTAGTTGCTCTCTAATTAAAGCTAATTTCTCCTCATTGCCTTTGTTTTTATCTAATAAATTTTTAAGTCTTTTTTCTTCTATTTGAAAATTTTGTAATTTTTGTTTTAAAGCCCTTGTTTCTATGTCTCTTAACTCTTTAGCGTTTGCCTTTCTAATTCTCGCATTTAATAACTCTTTTTGAGTTGCTACGTCAATTTCATTATTTAATTTAGTTATTTCTGCTCTATACCCTTTTAGAGTTTCTGTTAAGTCTGCTAATTCTTTTTCTAATTCGTCTGAATTATCTAGCCAATCCATTGTCATAGAAACCACCTCACCTAAAACAGCAACTAATAAACCAATACCAGACGCCATAATAGCACCCTTTAAAACTTTAAAACTCCTAGACGTACCCTTGACAGTTATGCCTAGTAACTTCATAGCAGTATTAGCTAAATAAGTAGCAGCAGTATTAGCTTTAGTTATTATAGTGTTTGCTACAGTGCTATTATTAAGTAGTTTCATCATAGACTGAGTCCCCTCTATAGCACCTTTAAAAGCCATAGAAATTCCTATAGCTTTTTCAATATTAGCTACAGTTTCCTCAATAGCACCACCTCCGCCACCTAGTAGAATAAAAGCAGCAGAAACGTCACCAACAGCACCAGCAACAGAACCAAGTTCACTAGCTACCTGTTCATTATCTAAAGCCTCCATAGATAACTCAGTGTTTTTAATTTCTTTGTTAACACCGACTAATTCTTGTTTTAATTCTTTAAATGCTTTAGAACCTAAAGGAACTTTTCTCAGTTCTTCGTTTAATCTTTCCGCTTCTTGCTCTAATTGTCCTAGCGAGGTAGTTGCTCCCTTTGCATTTATATCTATCTCTAAAGCTACTTTTTCTGCCATTTTATATTATATTAAATTGTTGACCATCCCACATCATTGTCACACTGTCTCCATTACTTGTTAAAGTGTGAGTTGTGTTTCCGTCTATAGTTGCATTTATTTGACTAGCATCTATTACAACTTGATTTGCTGAATGTAATTTTTTAAATGTCCATATCTTACCAACATGAGGTAAGCTGTTGGCTGTTTCATAAGTTGCCTCAAATACAGCGTCTATGCTACCCCCTTGAGTGTCTACTAAGTAAGTTCTTACATTTTCACTAGGGACAAAATCTGCACTTATAGTTTCAAAACTTCCAGTTCCTTGAATTTCATCATTTACATAAACAACATTAGACTGTGTTACAGTTTGGTTATTAGAGTTAATTAGCTGCACATTTTTAACTCCAGAGGATATAGTGTTTCCGTCTCCTTTAATATCTATATTTGTAGCACCTGATTGAACTGTATTATTTGACCCTCTAACAGTAGCACCTTGAACAGTTCCACTTATATAGTTATTAGTCCCTATTGCATTTACAGACTGATTTCCTATACTATTTCCATTGGTTGCTGTTCCATTACCATTTCCAAAAGTTGGAACTCTCTGTCCATCTAATTGTAAATTAATCCCTCCATGACTAGCTACTGTAGACCTACTAAAAACAGTAGCTTCTTTTATTTTAAGAAATTCACATTTAGTAAGTGGATTAGATGGATTGTAATTCTCTACTTTATTTAATCTAAAATATTGACCCTCAAAATAATATTGTTTTTTAAAACTTAAATTAGCTATATCGCTAGGACTTAAATAAAAATAAGCATTAACTATTTTAGAGTTTGGGTCTGTAATTTCTTCTATAAACTTTTTATAGTATTTATTATATAAGTTATTATTGTTAAAAGTTATAACATTATTAAAAGCATTTGCCCAATATATTTCATTAGTTAAATTAAACCCTAAATCCTCAGTAGGATTATAAGGGTCGTTATACATTCCAGCATAAGGATATTGAGTTTTAAAAGTGCTACCACTAGGGTATTCGCTGTGTAGCCAGTTTTGGTCTGTGTCTTTTAAGCCTCCCCATTGTAGAATCCTTATATTAGCTTCAGTTCTTTGAATACCATCTTTGTCGTCATATTTAATAATAGTAGGAATTACTCTATCGTACCACAACTGGCCAACGCTTGGAGTAGGTGAAAAGATAAGTTCTGTTTTATGTTGTGTTTTTAAAAAGTCATTTACAATACTAAAGTCAGCCTGTCCGTAAACCTCATTCCAAGTATTATAATATAATTGATTGTAGTAGTCATTGTCTTGTTTGTAAGTATATAAATACTCTTTATAGTTTAAAGCTCCCATTGGCTTAGACTCTACAGCCTGACTCTTGTCTAGTTTAGCACTCCAGTCAGTTATTTCATTATTATAAAAATCGTCTCTAGGTTCAATTAATAAATTCTTTTCATCTGCTGGGTCTGGCTGAATATATAAATTAAACATCTTAATAAGTGACTTAATAAAATCTTTTTGTTTAACCTTCGCTGGAATAACAGAGTTCATGTCTATATTATCATCCTGAGCATATCCACTATTGACTACCTCATTATTATAGTAGCTGTCTGTTATTTTTAATTTAAATGAGTTTGCTGGTGCATTATAGGTATTATTAGCTGAATCTCTCCAAAATACATTAGTTTGATAAAATGGAATAATTGCTCCATAAGCGTCTGTAGACCTACCCTCAAAAAGTATTTCCAATTTTATTTGTTCACCATGATTTAAAGTTACATTGTTAACACTTACAAAATATTTATTAGGAGGTGAGCTGTTGCTATATCCATCTATATCTATATACGCTGGTAACCTTAGACTTCCTGTGAAATAATTGTTTTGTGTTGTTGCTGGGTCTGCTGTATTTACTGGAGTGTTTGTAGTTGTAACTGTTGCTCCTGGTGCTACAGCGTCAGAACCTGGACTAACTATGAAATTTTGAGAATCTAAAGTATTTATAAAAACACCTCCAGAAGTATATCTTTTTATAGAGATGTAGCCTTGAATCCCACAAATAGGAAAATAATTAGAGCCAACTGTAGGAGATGCTGAGGGAGCTGTAAATAATCCTTGTAGTTTCAACATAGCATTTATGTTATACCTACCTGTGCCATTTACAGTATAAACACCTGTAGTGTCATTATATACATTTCCAGCGTCATAACTTTCAGTCTGTGGAACTACTTGGTTAATTTCCCACGAACTTATATTAGCGTGGTTACCATCTGCTGCACTTGTAAAAGCTGTCGCTGTTTGTGTTACTAAAGAATTAAAAGCACTAAAAACTCTATTATTAATAGTTGACTCTGTTAACTTAAATTCCTTACTAGAAAAAGGAACTATTAAAGTATTAAAATAATCACTAGTTAAAAATGTTGATGTGTAAGAATAACCAATAGAATTAAATATTTCGTCTAAATACTTTTTGACTTTTACTGCTGGATTAAAATCCTCAACGGACCAAATCTCACTGACTGCTAAACCACCATAATTAATATCATAGTTAATCATAGGATAACAATAGTCAGTTGTTAAAGGAAGATTCCAAGTTGCTACCTGGTTAGCTTTTGTGTAAGTATGATTTAAACTACTTAAGTCTAGGTCAGTTAATTCCTGTTCCTGTAGTGCAGTAAAGAAATTTCCTATTCTACCAATTATAACACAACTATAAGTTATTAATCCGTCTTTATTATTTACTGATTTTATTTGTAAATAACCATCTAGCTGGACTTCACCATTTACTAAATAAGTTACATCTGTCCTTAGATTTGGATTAAATGTTTGTAAATCTATATTAACGTCAAAGATATGCTCAAAGATTTTATTAATCTTTTTACTAGCTGGCAAAGTAATAGTCTTAGAAAAGTCGGCTTTTCTTTGGTCAGGGTTTGCAATGTCAGCAATATTAAAAGTTAAGTTAGGGTTTAAAGACTCTAACAACTCTACACATTCTCCATTGATATATAGTTCTTCTTTTACCATTATCCGCTACAGCTTTCACAGTTTTCGTCATCAATATTGCATGTCCTTTCTGGAACTGCTTTATTTTCTAACTCCCTTAACATCTTTTCAAATTCTGTTAATTTTTCTTCCATTAAAATCTCTGTCTAAAATTGTTAATACCAAACTCTAAATTAACTTCTAAATTAAATACTTTATCTACACTAGAAACCTTTTCTTCCCAATTACCTTCAATGTTTTTAACTGGGATTCGTCTAATTTCTGTACTCCCTGACGGTGCTGTGTAGGTATCCATTAAATAAATCTCAGGACTTTCTATAAGTTCTAACAACCAATTATAAGTATTATAGTCAATCCAGTCAGAAGTTAGTTTCATCTTAGGCATTGACTTAGTATAGTATTGGACTTTTTCTCTATTAGATATAGAGTAGTCTATAGCACCTGTCAAACTTAAATCATTTGCAGTAGTTTCAAAAAACTTCCTTTCTATTTCTTCTGTATGTCTTGACACTTTAGTAAAGTTAAAATAATCAAAACCACCCAAACTATTTAAAAACTCTAGTCTCCTAGTTTCAAATCTACATTCTGAGTCTATGTTAAAATAAAACTTTTCAGAAGCTGTAGTAGGTGAATCTCTTAACTCTATAGAGTAAGATGTGGCAGAATTACTAACCACTGGAGTCACAACTCCTGTAATGTTATCTAATGTAGCTGGTGAACATGGTACTCTAAAATGTTTAGCAGCAAGCCCAGTTCCTAAAGCTATAGGAGTGCTAGAAATTGCAGCTCCAGAAGAGTCATAGGAGATAACATATAACTGGTCTATAGAATCACCATCATATAAAACGTACATATAACCCTCATCTGTTAACATTACTTTTTGATTATAAGGACTATTAGGACTTCTACCATTTACAGAGTTAGTCAAAAACTTTCTAGTAGTAGATTTATTAGTGTATTTTGTATAGTAGTTATTGTATTGCCAATCATAGAAATTAACCACGTCTCTTCTATATCTTGGTAAACTACCATTAAAAGTTAGTAAGTCATAAGAAGTGCCAGTAGTAGTGTCTGGGAATGTTACAGTCTGTGGAATGTCATAAGTTGCCGAACCTGTGTTATAATGTACCCACCCAAACTCTAAAGTAAAGTCTTTATAAGAATTACTATTATTCTCTACAGTAGCAATATTAGTTCCATTTAACAAACCTAAATCACTAGAGATATAACTTTCCATAATACCAGACATGTCAAATCTTCCAAAACCTTGAGTAGTTGGAGGAACTTTTAATCTACCTACTGTAGTAGCACCATCCTTAACATCAATCAAATAAGCAAATCCAGTATAGTTTCTAGTTGTGTTGTTGGTTTCATATAATACAACCTCTACAGGATTGTAGACTGTTCTAAATTGTTGTGGTAGATATTTAATTTCTAAACTCATTTCTTTAATATTTCTTTTAATCCTTTTGCTATTCTCTCTCCAGATACTATTCTAATATCTGTCTTAAACTTATCAAAAGCCTGACCATAGAAAGTTTCTTGCATACAATTATCAAAAAAGTATCTAGGTCTAATTCCAGTTCTAGCAATAGAGTTTCTTACAGCATATTCGTTTAATCCTTTACTTTTAGCCCATTGTCTAACATGACTAACGCTAGGACCTTTCTTAAACTGATATGGACTATTAGGTGCTTTTATTTCCCATGGTTGTCCTTTTCTGTCTCCACTCTTTCTGACTCCTCCAATACCTTTAACACCTTGATTAAGATAGTCGTAATAGTCAGCTAGATATAATGTAGCTATCATTCTAAATCCAAACATTTTAACAGGCATTTTTATAGACTGTTCTAAATTACCTTTATAAACTAAACCCTCTTTTCTAACAGATTGCTGTAAACAATAAACCATGTCAGCAGCAATGTTATTAAACACCTGACTCAATGTAGTAGGGTTGTCTATTTTAACTTCCTCTAATTGACTCTCATCAAAACCAAATATGTCTAGTTGTTGACTCATCTATGTTTATATTTTTGTCTCATTTCTCTGTGGACCTGTTGTTCCATCTTTTGTTTATCACTATAGTAAGCTACTATGTTTAGAGCTTTAATTATATCCCAGTTTAGTATTTCATCCCATTTGTCTATCCTACTATTAGTCAAATTGTCTAAGGTGTGCCACCATCCCCAGCGTTGACTAAATCCAGTTCCTCCCTTGCTTCCTTCGTCATCTTCTCGGCTTCCTCCATCAAACAAGTTTTTATAGCTTTTGTTAAGTCCTGCGAGTGAGTATAAAAAAAAACACCTATTGGATAAGCTATTGTCATTGGCATGTTATTTAGAAAGTTATCTGCTGTCTTTCTAAGTATCTCACTATTTACGTCAATATGTTTCCAACCAAACAAAGTTTTTCTAACTGGTCTACAAATAGTGGTTAGTATATGATGCAAGTTGTTAAATATTGCTTCCTCATCATCCTTAGCATTTTGCAGAATTTCCATGCTGTTAATATACTCTCCAAATAATAACTTCTTAGCATCTACTTTAAACTCATACCACTGACCACCAATCTTAAATCTTTTGTCTTTTAGTTTGTTAGGTAATTCAGTATCTAAGAAACTCATTTTCTTTTTAATAGACTTAAACTGGTCTAAACTAATATTCTTTATTACATCTCTTTTCTGTCCTGTTAAGACTGCTAGAATGTTGACTACTCTTTCTATAGGGTTTAGTTTAGAGTTTAATACTGGTCTTAGGTTGATGTAATTTCCTATTGTAACATCTTCCCACTTTGTTGGGATTGTAATTTCCATAGTTCTATATATAACAAATTTTTAAATAATAACAAAACACTAAAATAAATATTTTAATTAAAATACTAAACAACTAAACACCAACTAAAATACTAACTCACAATGGTTGAGAACACTATTTAAATCAATTCTAAGAAACTTAAATACTTTTTATATATGTTTATATACATTGACTAATTATAATGTCTTAAAACTAATATATTCAATTAGCTAGTTTATGAAATAGTATAAATAAATAATAAGATAAATATCTTATCTTATCTTATAGAACCCCATTTGCTCAGCATTTGCTTAGCATTTGCTCAGCATTTGCTAATTTTCTTCCTGTAAAATAAAAAGGGAGTGACGCTCTTTTGCCGACCACTCCCAATTTCCAAAACGTAATTTAATAAACATTGGCTAATCTAACGCATTGAGTT